GTGAAATTAACCCATGATTGTGTAATGTAAGGTTCTGAATCTGTAAATTGCATCACATCAAAATAATATCTAGAAACATAAAATTTAATCCATCTTTTCAATCCTTCTAAATTTGGCTCATCAAGTATATACCTATTTGATGAAATATTATTATTACCGTTAAAAATACTATCTTGTAATTCTATAAAGTTTCTTTCCTCTTCCTTAAGATTGTATCTTTCATCTGTAATCATTACAGGATAAGCGAACAAAGGTTCTAATTTAAAACTCATATTGTGAATCGTTACTTCCTACTGTTCCCACTGGTTGAATGTTCATGGCTATACTATATCTGTTATAATTTGTTTTATTAAGATTTACTCTATGTAAAAGACTTGCAGGAAACATAATAAAATCTCCAGCAGAAATTTTAACAGTCTCTGTTTGATTGTGTAAAAAATTTCTATCAGTATCAACACCCCAAAGAATAGGTAATGTTTTTCTAAAATTAATAGAATTATCTTTATCTCCTTTTGGATAATATACAGCTGACATGAAATAATTAGAATGTGTATGATATTCAGACTCTGAATCAGGAGTGACCTTTGTAACCCACGACCTAGCAATTTTGAATTTGTTCTTTATACCTAACTGGTCAAAACCTTTTTGAATATACTCATTAAAAACTTTCTCATAATTCAGTTCTAATGTTTGTATAAAGTTATATTCGAGAGAGGTATAACATCCTCTACTTTGATAAGTTTTTTTATATTCTATTTGTTCAAGATGTTTTTGAAGTTCCTCATTATCTAAGGGCAGGTTTTGAAAATAACAAAAATATTCTGGAAACAATAATTGGACATTATTCATCAAGTTTTATTTCATCATCTTCGTTATTCAATTGATTATATTTTTTAGGTATTGCACTCATGGCATAAGCACAAATGTCTGCTAAAACATTTACAAATCTTTTCATAGCTATGTGCGAAAAAACTAATTTTCTATTTTTTACTATTGTTTCAATTTCCTCGTCAGAAAAAATTAAGTGATGTTCATCATTATTTCTTTGTATCTTCATATTGGCAACCAATATATTGTCTTTTGTTAAATTTGCAATCTTTAAAAGGACCATCTTGGTCTACGTAATATAGTTCAACTTGTGATGTATAATTACCTTTAAATTCTTCTCTATACGGATCGCACTCATCTAAAAAAATACATGCATCACCTTCATCAAAATTAACTGTTTTACCATCTAAAATTATTGGCCATGTTTCTCCATCTGTTTCAATATTTAAAAAAACACTTATTTCTTTTGCTCCATCTCTTTTTGATTTAGCTACATCGCTTGCTATTTGATAAGGTCTCCACAAAGAATAAGATGAAAATAGTTTTAGTCCAGTAGCTTTCTCTATAAATTCTTTTTTACATTCTAATAAAGATTCCATCACTACATCGTATTTGTGTGTAATTTTAAATCTGTTAGATGGTTCTATTTTTTTCTCGTCCTCCTTCGTGAGAGGCCAACTTATATTATTATAGCTAGTATTTATAAGTTGTATCCTGCAGTACTGTTTAAATAAATCTAATTCAAATTTATTTAAAAAGTTTTTTAATATTTTATATCTGTTATTTTTTATTGTATCCATGTTACCATTGTATATCTCGTCCCTTTAGTGACTGGTGTAACAGCGTGTGGGTACAAATGATTACTTGGAAATATAACACACCTATTTTTCTTTTTCTCTATTTTTTCAGTCTCAGTGCTATTGGAATTATGCATTATTAGATCTCCACCTTCGTAATCATCATTTATAAATAAAATCAAACTCAACATTCTTGGTAATGTTTTATAATAATCTACATGAACATTATATTTACCACCAGGTGGGTACTTTAAAATTTGTGGGTTTTCTATACTGACAGGATTTAAATATTTACTTCCAGTAACTTCTTTGTAGTTGTTCATTAGATTTTGTGTAAGATATTTAGTTATGTGAAACCAAAAGCTTGTCGCTGGATCTGAATCTAAATCTAAACCTATTACTTCTACATTACGTACACTATCATCTTCAGCTAAAGTTCCATGTTCATCTGTTATGATTGTACCAGGATGTGATGTTTTAGATTTTATAAATTTTAAAAACTTTGCGTTTTGGTCATCGTTTAAAAAACCATCAAAGATTCTTATAAATCTTTTTATCTCCATCTTTTTTTAACCCAATACTTATCTTGGTAAAATCTCCATACAGACACCATGTGGTCAATAATTTTCAATGCTCTTTTATTCATATCTTGTTCTTTAATATTCATTTTCCAATCGTCTCTTTTAAAAGGTATGCATTGTGCTATTACAGTTCCTCTTTTGATTATCGTATCTAGTTGTGGATGTTTTTCAGAGTTTACAATAAACGGCAAATTAATTTGATTATCCCAAGTGTCTGTTTCAATAACACCTGATACAATTTGAAATCTGTCATCATGATTATTCATTGGTGCAATAAACAAAGTCGAATAACCAGGAGGTGTTTTGATTCTCCATGGATTTGAAAATTTTAAAACAGCAGCTTGGTGTCCACCATTTTTTTCTACCATATATGAATTTTTCAATTGATTTGGGTTGTGAGCTTGAAAACCAGTTGGAAACTCGAGACCTAATCTTGATATTAATACTGGATCGTAAGTATCTGGGTTACCATACCTGACATCTGTAAAATATTTACCGTCTTCACCTTTTTTATGCTGCACCCACATGTCGTGAGTTATTTTCAATGCATAGCCCATAGTCAGAGCATCCATAAAAGGCATACAGCCTTTAACAGTTTTAACCTCTTTTGTGTGTTTTATGTTTCTAAACCAGCTTGGAATATGCTGACTTATAGGCTCTGGTTTACAATCATCTAATGATTTAATAAGTGCTCCAGGAGCTTCGAATGTGATCTGCATAAAGCAGAACTATTACATTATTTCCAAAATATGTAAATAAGAACTATCTGCTTGATAAGCATAATACCAAGGATTTTTGTCATCAGTGCCACCCACACCTGAAAAATCTAATCCTTGAAAAAGAGAAATAGCAGAATCAATCTCGGACATCTTTGGATGATTTGGCCAATTACCTTTTAGTGTTTGATATTGAGAAACAATATTATCTCTTTGTTGTTCTAAATCTTCTGTTGACCAAATAGGTGCTTGTCCAACATCTGACATATCACGCCAAGTTATATTGTTATTATCATCATAAAATTCAGGAACTAAAAGATCTTGTTTAATTTGATTGTATTGATCTGTAGAAATATCTATTTGTTGATGCGCTTCTCCGTTTATCCATACGGCATTATCAATGGCAGTTTGATCTGCAGCCATTGCTTGGAGAACTCCTGTTTGATTTGCAGAGTCTGCTTTAAATAATAAGTATGCCATAATAATCTCCTTTAAATACTTTCAAATACAAATAAGTGACCTGTACCACCTGCTTGTTGGTTGTTACCACCATTTTGTGTTGATGCTGGTAGAGTATATAAACCTGCAGGTGTATAATTAGATCCCAATGTATGGTTTCCTGAGTTGATGGTATGGTTACCAGGACTTCCTGGATTTGAGTTACCACCTTGGTTGGGATGTCTTCCTCCGTTACCTGCGTTACCTGCGTTAGCAGTAATAAAAGTTGATGGTGATCCAAAGTTTGATGCGTTACCCGCACTTCCACCATTACCTGGGTTACCAGCATTTCCTGGACTTCCACCATTACCTAATGAGTATGCATGACCTTGTGATCCAGAGCAATCGTGAACCGAAAGGCCGTATCCGCCTCCGCCACCTGCTCCTCCGCCCTGGCCCGTCCACTGAGCCTGGCCTCCGCCTCCGCCTCCGCCACCTCTTAGGTAGACCATCATTTTAGAAGCGTTAGCTTGAGTAGTGTGTGTACCACTTCCTGAACTTGTGTTTCTGAAAGGAGCGAATCCTCCTCCACCTGCAGCTCCAGACGAAGCCGCTGTTACTCTTCCTTGAGCATCTACAGTAATTGATGCAACTGTATAATCTCCAGCAGTTACGGCAGTGTTTGCAAGTTTATCAGCAGTCACAGCATCATCCGCAATATTAGCAGTGCCTACTGCATCATCCGCAATAGCTGCGGCTACAACAGCATCATCCGCAATTTTTGCACTAGTTATTGCATCATCCGCAATTTTTGCAGTGGTCACTGCGCTATCAGCAATTTGTGCTGCAGCTACTGTGCCACCTAAAGTGTCTAATGACACTTCATTTAAATTTGTTCCGTCTGCATAAGCTGCATAAATTTTTGCAGCGTCCAAAGTAAATCCTGAACCTGAAGCAGTTTTGATTGTTAAATTTTCAGGATTAGTTAAACCTGTTGCATCAAAAATATAAAATTTTTCTATTGAATCTGGAATAGTACAAACTGTGCTCGCTGCAATCGTTGCAGTTGCAAATTTGATAACCATGTTTCTTGCATTTGATAATGCAGCATTTGACATTACAAGAGCAAGTGTACCACCACTTGATAGTGTAACTTGTTCAAAACCTGATACGGCTTGTTGAATTAAATTTAAGTTTGTATTTGTTTTGTCGCCCCATGTACCCGCATTTTCACCGGTAGCCATAAGCTCCAATTTTAGATCTGATGAATAACTTGATGCCATAAAAAATTCTCCTTAATAAGTTCTTATTTTACATTATCTAAGCAGCCAAATCAACTGTAGTCCAAACATTTGTAACTCCTAAGTCAACCTCTTGCCATGGTGTAATATTAGGGTCGCCTACAGAGCTAGTCAAGACTAGGCCTGTAACAGCTACATTTGCATTAGATTGAGTGGCCTCTTCTCCCATTGCTGACGTTAAAGATAAGCCAGATACCCCAACAATTTGAGCAGGTATTTCAGTGGCATTACCAATACTTGTTGATAATGCTTGACCAGTAACAGGCTCAATAGTGTTTTGTTCTAGAGCTTCATTACCAAGTGACATGCTCATAGCAATACCTGTCACATCTACAGGTGTGTTTTGGAATGCCTCTGCAGAATTGACAGCTGTCGTTAAAGCTTGTCCTGTCACCTCTTCAGTTGTTGATTGTTCAAGAGATGGAGATCCCATAGATGAAGTCATTGTGTGTTCAGACACAGTCAATGAAATATCCTGGTCAACTTGTATTGAGAAAGTTCCTAAACTTAATGAAAGTGATTGACCAGTTACGTTTGCTGTAAAATCAGTTGATGCATCTTCATTTCCAATTGATGATGTTAAAGATTGACCTGTGGCAAGAGCAGAATAATTTACACCCCATCCTAAGTTACCCCAGGAATCTCTACCCCAACCTTCTCCTGTTAAAATTGATTCATCAATAGTTGCTACTCCTATACTTGTAGATGCAGAAATTCCAGTAACAGGCACACCAATATTAATAACACTAGACTCAGAAGACATTTGCAGTAATCCTGCAGTTGTAACTTGTTGAGTATGTGATGTTCCAGAAGTGTCTTCACCTTGAGATATTGTTAAAGATTGTCCAGTTACATCAACATCTGCATTCGCTGACATTGTTTCTGAGCCAATGGCAGTAGTTAACGATTGTCCTGTTACAGAAACTGTTGGTGCATTTAATTCACCCCATTGGTTTTCACCCCAACTATCACCACCCCATCCAACTTCTATTACACCTTCAGCAACTACGCTTCCAATAGCTGAAGTTAATGTTTGTCCTACTATCATTGCATCAGGAGCAGCATCAGCAACACCTATGCTTGAAGATAAAGCTTGTCCAGTTGGTATTAAAGTTTGATTGATTGAAACAACTTCATTACCTATAGATGAAGTTAATGATTGTCCAGTTACATCAACTGAAACATCGATTGATGCTACTGCAGCTCCAATGCTTGAAGATAAACTTGAACCAGTTACAAGATTTCCAACTTGTCCCCACTCACTGAAACCCCAAGTGTTTGCACCCCAACCATTGTTAAGTAGATCTATTGTTGATGATCCAACAGATAATAAAGATGCTATACCTGTTAATGGTTGTGTAGTGTTAAGTTCTATTGTTTCATTGCCAACACTTAATGTTGATGCTATCCCAGTAACTGCAATTGTTTGATCATTTTGTGCAGACCAGTTTCCGAGATTCCAAGTAAGCATACCCCATGCATCACCTGCAGGAGTATTTGCTTGTCCACCCATTCCAGAGTGATATTGACAATAATAATATAAAGTTGGTGCAGATGCGGCTACTACAATTTGTACATAAGCTCCTGCTT